AAAAACAACCAAAAATCTACTGCGGAAGCGGTAAGAAAAAATCAGACACTTGGCTACAAGCCTCTATTAACTTGGACAAAATAAAAGAACATATCCAAGAGTATAATGGTAGCCGATTTATCAAAGTAAACATTAACGTAAAGGCAGAGCCAGACCAATACGGCAAAGATGTTTCAATTTCAATTGATACTTGGAAGCCAGAGGAATCTGAATTTAAGCAAAAGCCAGACAAGAAATTTACTCACGATAACACTCCACCAAATGACCTTCCGTTCTAATGGCTAAACTAATTCCCCTTCCCAAATTACTAAAGAAGGCTCAAGACAAATTCAACGCTCATATCCGAGAGCGAGACAAGGAACTTGGTTGTATAAGTTGTGGAGCAGAAGTACAACAAGCAGGACATTACTTTTCACAAGGACAACACTCTGCTTTAAGATTTGCTTTACCCCACGATATCGGTTATTTTAACACCAACGGACAATGTATTCGCTGCAATATGTATCTATCTGGTAACTTAATTAAATATCGACAAGGATTGGTTAAAAGGTATGGCGAAGAATTTGTTTTGAGATTGGAAGCAGAAGCCGAACAACGAACAAAGAAATGGTCAAGGGATGAATTAGAAATCATAATAGAAACCTACAAATGACACACGGCTCATTATTTAGCGGTATTGGAGGCTTTGACCTAGCAGCGGAATGGATGGGTTGGGAGAATAAATTTCATTGCGAATGGAATGAGTTTGGTCAAAAAGTCCTTAAATATTATTGGCCTAATGCTGAATTATTTACAGATATAACAAAATCCGATTTTACTAATTATGCAAACCAAATTGATGTTCTTACCGGAGGATTCCCCTGCCAACCCTATTCAGTCGCAGGAAAGCGACTTGGTAAAGAAGATGACCGTCACCTCTGGCCAGAAATGCTTAGAGTCATTAGAGAAGTTAAACCAAGTTGGGTTGTGGGCGAAAACGTATTCGGCCTTGTTAATTGGAATGAAGGGTTGGTATTCCACGAGGTGCAAACTGACCTGGAAGCTGAAGGGTACGAAGTATGGCCGTATGTACTTCCAGCTTGTTCCGTTAATTCACCGCAAAAAAGAGATAGGGTTTGGTTTATTGCCCACTCAAACAAAGTGGCAAGGGAATCAATGGGAAAGTGTAAAGATGAAATTACAAAACAATGGGATGAGAAAATCAGGTGTAAAGATAGGAACGAGTTTTACCTGGTTCTTGACAGAGATATATTTAAAATCAGGAAAACAGGAGAACAGGAAATTATTTGCGAATCCCCGCTTATCAGCGACATTGATGGGATTTCCTTACAATTGGACAGAATTACCTTTCAAAACTGGGTCAATCAATCAAACGGAGCATACGGAAATGCAATAGTACCACAAGTAGTTTATCAAATATTTAAAGCAATACAACAATATGAAACACTCAAATAGCTTTTACTACGATTTAGATTTTGGAGAGAAAGCCGAAGATTGGGTAAAAAAAGTATTCTCTGATGGCACAAAGGTCGAAGTGAAGTTTGACAGAATGGCTCACTTAACAGGGAATTTATTTATCGAAGTTTACTCCAGAGGCAAAGCATCGGGAATATCTACCACTCAAGCAAACTACTGGATATTTTTAGTTAAAGAAAAATCCTACTCTCTTATTGTTAATACGGAAAAATTAAAAGAACTTTGTCGCATCGTTCACCAAATAGATGGCTTTGTTAAAGGTGGCGATAACAATACTAGCGATGGAGTTTTAATACCAATCAAACTAATACTATGAACAACCACGAACAAGCAACACAACTAATTGAAATGATTTGTGAGGAATACGGAATCACAATGAAAGATTTAAAGAAAAAGAAATCTGGCTTTCCCAATAGGTCAGTATCAAGAAAAGGCAAAGATGTTAGCCTAGCCTCAATAAGACAAGCACTTTCCTATTTTATCTTTATGCACTTCCCATTAAGAATAAAAGAAGTAGCCTCAATGGTTGGCTATTCTGACCACTCCCCATTATCTAGCCAACGCAAAACAATTGAATACTACATTAAAACAAAGGACTTTTATTTTTATCCTTACTATGAAAAAGTAAAAGAATATGCTAAACAAATTAATATCAATACTGATGTTAAAAGGTTAATTTTACACGAAGCACCCTTTGTGAGATACGAGAGCGATATTGATTTTTTAAGCAATTTAAAATACTATGAAAATGCCGAAACGATTCGTTGATACAGATATCTGGGAGAAAGAATGGTTTATGTCCTGCACTCCAACCGAAAAATGTTTAGTTAAATATGTAAGAGATAAATGCGATTTAGCCGGTATCTGGAAGCCTAACTTTACCTTAGCAACTTATGTAATCGGAAGTAAAGTAGATGAAGAAATGCTTTTAAATATAGATAACGGAAGTCAGTTTGAGCGTTTATCAGATGGGAAAATATTATGCATTGACTTTGTAAAGTTTCAATACGGAACAGAGTTAAACCCATCAAGTCCTATTCATAGAAAAGTTATAGATTTGCTTTCCAAATACGATGTAGATTATCAAACCAAAGAAGTACAAGGTAAGGGATTTAATAAGCCAACGGAAGAACAAGTTAAGGAAGAGATGTTAAATAAGTGGGATGAAAAAACCGCCTCGTATCAAGCCAAACGATTTATTGATTACTACGAAAGTGTTGGATGGTTTGTAGGTAAAAACAAAATGAAATCTTGGAGGCACTCAGTTAGTGGATGGATAGCACGAACAAAAATAGAGCCGTCAAAGGAATCAATCAAACAAAAACTTTCTATCTTAGGAAACAAAAAACTATCTGAACTATGAATAACCCCGCATTTGAGTATTTAAGACAATTCAAAAAAGTATCCGATGAATCGGAAGAACTTGTAATGAAGGTTGTAAAAAAGAGATACCCAGAAATATCTTTGAACGAACTTGTCAATATCTTTGAGCAAGGTATAACTGGGGATTTCGGTAAAGTGTATTCAGCAGACCCCGAAACACTTTTAGATTGGGTTCGTACTTACACCAATAGAAAAGGAAATCAACGCTCCTACTATGAATCCCCTATACTTACGCCAGATGTTACAATATATGACCAACGATATCCAGAGAAACAAGAGGATTGGAATAAGGAAGTAAACAAAGGCTATACCGCTTATTTAAATGGAGTATCTACAAAAGAAATGCACCCACATATCTACGATAGATTAATGGTGGATGGCAAAATACAAATGAATGCTTATCTTAAATACTATCAAGATAAAGTTGATGAAGCGAAGCAAATGATTTTAAACGATTACTTCCAGGAGCAAAAGAAAAAAGGTTTTAGTTATATTTATTTTATAAAGAACGAAAAATGACTTGGAAAGATTTATCAGCTAAAGACCGCCTTGATGTATTCAATGAGATAGTTAATAACTCTTTTGTGGAGTTAAGTTTAACCTATGCTAGAGAGTACGAAAAGAATCCTCGCAACTTTATTAATTGTTATGTAAAGCACAAAGGAATCAGAATGTGTTGCAATTGGATTGTTTACACCTATAAATACATTGGTGCGTTTGATGAATGTTTGTTATTAGGAAAGGACTTTACCGATTGGGCAAATAGACAAAAGGTAAATGATGACCAAAAAAAACCACTTGCTGAACTTATGTTAGTAATATATTCAATATTAAAGAAATGATTTGTAAAGATTGCAAAAAGAATAAACCCGAAACGGAGTTTAATTTAACCGAAGGCTACCTAAGAAATCAATGTAAATCTTGCACTAAAAAGAATGCAAGTATTTATTTAAACCCAGAAAGTTTCTATAACTTGTTTATAGGTAGAGAAAATTGGAAAGATATTTATTTCAAGAAAACTATCGTATCAAGGAAATCATTTTAACTCTACCAACCGAAAACCCATCTGCCATAAGAAACGAGCAGTTTTAGAAGATTCGTTTCTAACTTTTGTTTCTGACCAATCGGGGTGTTTTAAATGAAAGTGTTCGTGTAGCAAATAAAGAAGATAGCGGTAGCCTCTTAACCGCTCATCAATTTCCATTTTATTCTCATCGGTGTAAGCAATACCATAAGCCTGTTCTTTTCCTAGCTTACGATGTACTACTTGATGTATCTTCTTCTCCATAAAAATTAGCGGTATAGATTTCCTTTATTCCAATATGAATAGTATAAAGAGCCATCAATTTTATTTGCCTATAAATATCTTTTTCTTCTTCATCCATCATACCATAATCAAATTCACTCAATGCATTAATGGCATTGGTACACGCAGCAATATCTTCGTGTGGTGTTAAACTTAATGGTAAATCAACTGTTTCTTCCATTAGTAATCTGTTTTAATTCTTGGTATTCCTTTCCTTCGAG